GACTACAACGGCGACTTCATCGTCACTGTGACGGACGCCAATACTTTCACCTACACCGTCAGCGGCAGCCCCGCGACACCGGCCACCGGCACCATCATCGCCAACAACGGCCCCGAAGTGCGCGACAGCTACGACGGCGGACTGTATGCCGCCGGAGTGTTCGCCAGCCAGAACTACGACAACGCCAACGAATTTATCGTGCTCGCCGGATCAGACAGCGCCACGCTTTACCGGCAGGGACAATCGCCAGTAGTTAAAACCTACCCGACCAGCCCCGCCGAGAAGATCGAAGGCACCGACACTGTCAGCGTGCTACAAGCCTTTGATCGCTTGTATATCCTCCGCGAAGCCTCTCGCTCCGCCACCGGCTATGAGGAAAAGCTGACGACTGCCTCCGGCATTACCGTTTCCTCGACCACGGCCACAGTCAACGTCACGGCCCATGGCTATCCGGCTGGCGCCCGTGTCCGCATCGAAGGCAGCACGACGCCCGCCTTCGACGGACACGAATACGACATCCAAACGGCCGCCACAGATTCATTTACGATCACTGTGCCGAGCGGCACCGCCACGCATGCCGCCGCCACGATCAAGGTGCGGAGAACAAAGCCGCCGATCTACTGGGACGGCGGCAGCGGCAACTTCACCCGCGCCACCGCAGGCGTTCCCGCCGCAGGTGTGACCTACACGACCATGCCGAGTGTCGGCTGGGCCAGCTACCACAACAACCGCCTCTGGATTGCAAAGAACCGCGACACCGTGGCGATCAGCGACGTTCTCGACCCTGACCTCTACGACCCTTTCTGGAACAGCTTCCGCGCAGGCGCAGGTGGTGATGACCGCATTGTCGCCGTCCACCCATGGGTCGAAGGCCAAGCACTCGTCTTCTGCCGCAAAAGCATCTGGCTCGCCACGCTCAATCAATTCGCCTCAACCGATGGCAGCGACTTTTCCGTAGACACTCCGGTCTCGCAACTCACGCTCCTGACCAACGAGATCGGATGCAGCGCCCGCAACACCATCGTCACCGCCGGTAACTTTGTCTTCTTCCTCAGTGACGCCGGTATCTACCGCCTAGACCGCGCCCTCGACCTCAAAGTTCGCGGCGATACCAAGCCTCTCAGCGAACCCATCGCCGACCTTTTCAGCCAAGTGGTGCAGAGCCGCGTAGAGCGCAGCGCCTTCGGCATCTGGCACAACAACAGGTATCTCGTTGCGCTTCCTACCAGCACAGACCCCTTGGACGGCAACCAGTTGGTCATTGCTTGGAATGCCTTAAATTCTCAATGGGAATACCGCGACATCTATCCGAGCAGCGCATCGGTCAACCAGATCCTCGTCGGAACCTACGACAACCAGCGCCGCGTCTTCTCGGTGCCGCGCTCCGGCAACCTGTATTTGCTGGAACAAGAGAACACCGCACTGGACGACAACGCAGTCAACGCGGGCACCAGCCCCATCACCGGCAGCATCCGGACCCGCCGCTACGACTTTGGAGATATGCACAGCAAACGCTTCCTCCGCACCATCGCCGATGTCGTCATTCCCGCAGGCGCCAGCGTCACAACCAAGATCAGCACGATCAACCCTGACACTGAAACAACCATCGGAACGCTGACCAACAGCAACGCGACCAGCGAGGACTACAATATGAAATCTCCGGTGCGCTACAAAGCGCACAGCGCCGAAGTCATTTACGAAACATCCAACGGCCGACCGGAGATCCGCAGCGCCAGCATCGAAGCCTCGCCCAAGTCGCTACCGCCTACGGAAACGCGCTCTGCCGCCTAATCTCTCAACGCTCAACCCTCATCTCTCAACTACCCTATGGCCTCCTACGCATACACATTCACTAGCGGCGACACCGTCACCCCGACCAAGCTAAACAACGCCCGCACAGTCAGCGAGATCGTCAACGCCGACATCAAGAGCGATGCGGCGATTGGACTAAGCAAACTGGCCACAGGCGCCCTTCCGACAGCCATAACCGTTGCCACGGCAAACATTCTGGACGGCAACGTAACTTTGGCCAAGCTCGTCACCGCTGTGCAGCAGTCGCTTGTTCCGGCTGGTGCCGTCCAAGCCTTCGCCATGAACAGCGCCCCCGCTGGCTGGCTGGCAGCAGACGGCACCGCAGTAAGCCGCAGCACCTACGCCGCGCTCTTTGCCGCTATCGGCACGACCTACGGTGTGGGCGACGGCAGCACGACTTTCGCCTTGCCAGACCTGCGCGGCATCTTTGTGCGCGGCAGCGGAACCAATAGCGACGGCACTGCGTCTGGGACGTTTGGAGCGAAGCAGGCGGATGAACTAAAAAGCCATACGCACGGCGCTGCGCTTACCTACCTTTACGGAAGAACTGGAGTGACCACTAACTCGATTGCTGTTGGGGGCGACAATGCCGATTATGGCAGGGACTTTTTAGCGGCAACCGGCGGCACCGAAACCCGCCCGAAGAACATTGCCATGCTCTATTGCATCAAGTTCTAAGCATGACCCCATGGCAAAAGGCAAAACACTGGTGGGACAACCACTCGACGCAAGACTTCTGGGAGCTTGTCGGCGAGCATCTGTCGTCCGGCTTAGTCCACGCCACGCCGGAAGTGTTTCTGCTCGCCTCGGAGTTGCGGTGGAACGCGGAGGATCAAGCCTTTGAAAGCGGCGAGCCAAATTGTTGGTTCGTCACTTTGGCTGCTGCTGCTGGCCGCGCAAACCCTGTTAGGGAGTTTATGCGCGTGGCGCCGCATCCGCAGCAATACGCGGCATGGTGCCGCAGGGGCAGCTTTGAGCCGCGAGTCTACGATTGGAACAAACTAATTAGCAAAACAGGAGGATAATACTATGGGAGGAAAAGGACCAAGCGCGCCCGCGCCACAACCAGTGCCAGCGGCGCCCGCGCCGATTGACTACGATAAAATGGCCGCCGCGTCGATCCGCGTGGCCAATGCACAGATCGCCGCCGAAGAGGAGTCGATCAAGCGGCTTTATCCGCAATACATCAACATGCAGTTCGGCACCGCCGACCAGCTCGCCGGTCGTCTCAACAACGAATACCTCCAGCGCGCTCGCGGCGTTGTCGGCGAGGAGCTGCAAGCGGCGTCCGCGCCTAATGCCATTGAGGCGCAGCTCCAGCGGGATGCGGAGTCTGAACTCGCGCTCGGCCGCTCGCTCTCACCGGAGCAGCAGCGCGAAGCCTCGCAGTCTGCGCGCGCGGCATTTGCCGCTCGCGGTCTCAGCACCTCGATGGGTAGCAGCGCGGCGGAAATCCTCAACCGCGATGCCTATGGGCAACAGCGTTTGGATGCGCGCCGTGGGTTTGCGGCTGGCGTGAACCAGATGGATCTGGCGCGGCGTCAGCGGCGGATTGGTCTCGGCGGGATGTATATGGAGACAGATCCATATCGTCAGGCGCTCGGACCCGCCTTCGGCCTCGGCGGCGACACACTGCGCACCTCGCAGAATCAGGTGAGTAACATCTTTAACAACTCGCTCCAGCAAAGTGGCAACGTAAGCAGCTTCAACACGAATATGGGGATGAGCTTGAGAAATTCTGCGCTTAACAATAACGCCGCCATGCAGGCTGCGGCGATGCAGGCCGGTGCGCAGCAAAACGCAGGCATGATGGGCATGCTCGGCGGGATCGGCGGCGGTGTGGCCTCTGGCCTCGGCTCGGTCGGCATGGGCATGGCCCTCGGCGGCGTTTCTTTCTAATGACCTACGAAGACAAAGTCTCTTACGCCCACCGGCTCATTGAGCAGTCGCTCGTTGAGTTTGGCAATCCGTGCATCGCTTGCTCTTTCGGCAAGGATAGCATGGTGGTGCTGGACTTGGTGCGGCGTCACCGGGATGACTTGCCGGTTGTCTTCCACCGCGAGCCTTGGCAGCCGCACAAGTATCGGTTCGCCGATGCGGTGATCCAGCACTACGGACTGCGCGTCTACGATTTCCCGCCCTCGGCCACGATGGTGCAGGACGGCGGGGGCGAGGTGGAGATCGCCGGATACTACCAGATCGGCGCCCGCTACAATATGCTGCCGACCGGCATCCGCGCCCCGAAGGACGGCGAGGACTTTGTCTGCGGACTTGCGGACATCTACCAGCGGCCGACCGGCACGTTCAACTGGCCGTGGGATGCGATGTTCCATGGCCACAAGGCGAGCGATACGGATGCGGTCTACGGCGACATCACGATCCGCACCGATGTGGCGCGCAATCTGGACAGCGCCAGCCTCGTCTTCCCCATCCGCCTCTTCACCGATGAGGACGTGTGGCGCTACATCGAGGAGAACAATTTGCCCATCCACCATGGACGCTACGAGAAGGTCGGCGAGTCATGGCAGGAGCGGGACGACAAGACCGACAACCCTGACTATGTGACCGCCTGCACGGCGTGCATGGCCAAGGACGGACCCGCCGAGGTGCTGTGCCCACGGCTTGGCCAACTGGTGAGCAATGTGAGTGATCAGCTCAGATGGTCACAAAAAGAACGCCCCAGCTACCTGCGGGCGGAAGCAGCTTAATCAACAACGAAGGAGAACAAAACTATGTTTGGATACGCACCCCAAGATTCAGATCAAAGCGGACGCATCATCGCCCAAGGCATGATGGGCGCCGCGCAAACCAACGCCCAGTCCATGGGACAGCTCGGCCAGGATATTGGCGGGGCGCTGGCCGGCATCGGGCAGATGTATGGTGAAATCGAAGGACGCAAGGCCAAGGGCCGCGCCTTCAAGGATGTCTTCAAGGTCGTCTCGCCATCGATGGGCATCTCCATGGATCAGCTTGAAGCGGTCTCTGGCGGCAAGCTCAAGAATGACATGGATTGGTACAATGTGAGCGAAACCATCTCGCCGCTGATGCCGTCGATGATCAACGCGCAGTTGGTTGGTAATAAACTTGGCGTGCAGCAGCAGCAGCCGTTTGTGAATGCGGGGCTAAAGAATGCCGGGAATATCGCAGGCGGCAATGCGACCTACACGCCGCCGGCTGGCATGGCTCCGGTTGAGCCTCCGCTGCCGACAGGCGGGCCTGCGCCATCCGTGGACACGCCGCTTCCCGCTCTCGCCGGCGCACCAACTCCCGCAGCAACACCAGCGCCGGCCATTCCCGGAGGACGCGCCTCATGGGACGCGGCCAACCGCCGCCGCGCAGCCAATGGACTCAAGCCGCTTCCTTATCCTCCTGGTATCTAATGAGCGCCCCAACCTACGACCCCAACGAAACCAGCATTCGTAATTCTTTGGCTACGCTGGACATCGCCCCAGAACCGGAGGGCGTTCGAGAGCCAACGCCACAAGATTTTGCCAACATGGCCATTGCCCCAACAGGCAGGCAGGCCAATCTTGATTTTCTAAGGCAGCCCTACAACGAGAGCTGGCCAGACGCCATAAAGGATGAGTGGGAAAAATACCACATGCTGGGCATAAGCACAACGCCAGCACAAGCGGCTGAAGACATGTCGCAATCAATGAAGGCCGAGCGCCAAGCGGCGGCGGCGGCGAACGACCCCATGCGCAAGATGCAACAGGAAGAGCTGCAACTAAAGCTGGCGGACTTTCAAAAAAAACCGGAAGAAGAAAAGAAGCGCTCGCTGGACAATATTTACATCATGCGAGACGCACTCAATCAATTGCGCAACCACAAGGGGCGCCCCGCAGCCATCGGCTACAAGGTTGGTCGGCCAGAATATATGTTTGGCCTTGCCAACGAGGCGCAGGCTGGCACCGCGGCGGCTGGCTTTGAGGGCTTGCTCAAACAGATCGAGGGTGGCGTGTTTCGAGTCGTCTTCCCCGAACTGAAGGGCGCCGGACCCGTGACGGACGTGGAAGGTCAAAAGGCCCAGCAGTCGGTGAGCCGCCTTTCGACCAAGCTACCGATGGAAGATTTTACCCAAGCAGAAAACGACATTGAGAACTTTTTGGATCGCCTGGAGTCGCGCATGACTGGACGGCCGGTAGAGGAAATTGTGCAGAGCCGCTCGCCTATGCCGGCGGCCGACCCGTCTCGCACGCCATCGCCGACCGGATCGCCGGCCCCCTCCGCATCTCCCGCGCCGACCCCGGTAATGACTCCAGCGAGGCAAGCGGCGATGACTGATCCAATCAAGGCGGCCATCGCCTCGCTAGGCGAAGAAACTGTGATTGGTGGCAACCGCGCGCAGCGCGTTGTTCATCCTGACGGCCGCGTGACCTACAAGGTCATCGGCCCAGTCAACCAGCAGTAATAATGCTACAACCCGGACAAGAGCTGTCGCCCGAGGAAGTCGTGGCGATGAAGCGTGACGAGGAAACAACTCGCCTCTCCACGTTGCTGGCCACGCCCATGGGCAAGGCTATGTTCTCGGACGGACCGGAGTATACGCCCGAAGAGGTCGTCACCATGCAGGCGGCAGAGGCCCAAGCTGAGATTCCCGCCGAGCAGGTGCTGGTGCAGCAGGTCTTGGAGCTTAACGACCCGAATGCGCCAGACCTGCCCAAGGACGAGTGGCGCCGCCGCACCCAGCTCAAGAAGACGCTGCAAGAGCAGGGTCTGTTGGACAGCGATTTCATGGCCACAGCCAAGGGCGTTGGCGGGCTGGTGGTGACTATTGCGGACGGCGTAACGTCGCCGCTGCGTTACGATCCTCGAAACGAGGACGGCGATGTCATTCCGGCCAAGGACGGGCTGGAATATATTTCTCGTTACAATCCGGCGATGTGGCCCGCAGCGGTTTCTGACGCCATCAACCGCTCGCCCGCTACGCTCAATTACGCTGGCGAGTTGCTTCAGCAAGGATATGGCATAATGAACGACGGCTTGGCCGGACTTGGCGGGCCGCGCTACAAGATCAAGGAAACTGGCGAGTTCATCACCGAGATGGACCGCGCCATGTATCGCACCAAGGTCGCGCAGACCGGCGGGCTGGCTGGAGATTCGAGCGATGACGCGCTGATTAAGCAATACGCCGCCCAAGGCATGACGCTGGAGCCGGTGACGCCGGAGGATGTCGAAGAATTTGAATACCAGCAGCACCTGCGCTTCCGCGGGCGGCTCAAGTCGATAGAGCAAAAGCGCACCGAGGGCGCTGGTCCAGAAGTTGCAACGTCCTCGCTAATGACTGCCGGTGCCGCCCCGCTTGACTGGCTGACCGGCTCCAACTACATGGATCAGGTCTGGGGTAAAAAGATGCCTGCGGAGTCGCAGGCCATGGTTATGCAAATGGGGGCCGACCCGCTAGTCTGGACATCTTTTGGTGCTGGGCTGACGCGGCTTGGTGTTTCGACCGCGGCCAAGGGCGGCGGTGCGCGCATCTTGGATGCTATTGGCAAGGGCGCGCAGAAGATGGCCCGCCCAACCGAGCAGTCTCTGCGCGAGGTGCAGCGATTCCAGAATGCCGTGTGGAGCAAGGGGCGCGTGGCGCTTTACGCCGGCGGCTTGGCCGGCATGAATTACAGCAGCCTGCCTGAGCCGCTCAAGAATGCCATGAACGTGGCAGCGGCGGCTTACGTCATCCACAAGGGGGGCGCTGGCACGCTGCGTTGGGTCGGCGACAAGTTCCCGCAGGCGGCGGTCATGTTGCGCGAGGCGGCTGACCCGCTTAACGGTGCCGACATTATGGCGCGGCAGGCGATTGCCAAGAACCCCAAGATCCCCGCTGGCATCCGCGAGCGGGTAGCCAAACCCAGCCAGTTCATGGCAATGGAGTCAACGCCAGCCAGACTGGCACGCAACGAGACACTGTCGCCCAAGACGCGCAAGATGATGGAGCGGTTGTCCAACTTTTATGTAGTGCAGGGCGTTCGCGGTGCCTCCGCGGTGGCCACCGGCGCGACCAAGGGCGCCATCGTCTCTGCGCCGTTTGCCGAGCTGACCCGTGGCGGCGGCGACGAAGAGGGCGCTAATCTGATTTATGGCGCAGGGACTGCGCTCGGCGGGGCCGGTGGCGCGGCCAGCCGGGTCTTGGGTGCCCGCAATCGCACTGTCGCCAGAGCCGAAAGCGACATCGGCCGTATGCTGGTGGACATCCAGGCCACCGTTCCCGAACTGCAGCGGCAAGGTGCGGTGAAGCGTAACCAGTGGTTTGACCGCGAGCTAAACCGATTCCTTACCGATGTGGAGCTGGCGGGCGGCGATATTGCGCACATGTTCCAAGCGCGCAGCTTCGACGAGATCGCCCGCACGGCGGCCATGCAGGGGCTATTTCGCAACGTGGATTATGTGCCCCTCAACGATGCGGACTTCGCGCTTAACGCCAAGGCGCATGGTCAGAGTGGTGCGGCGGGATTCTATTTGCACAACTCGGACGGCGCCCGCCCGCGTCTATTCGTCAACCTCGATGCCCGCCGCGCTGATGTGGACGCACATGAATTTGGTGAGGCGTTCTTCTCCAGCGATGCCTTTTCGTCGGAACAAAAGGCGGCGATGCGCGCCGAGGTCGATGCCCGCTACGGCCCCGAGGGCGTGATGGCCCGCGCCCGCGAATATGCCGAGCAGATGATTAAGTCGGAAAACGCGCGCAACTTCCCCAACGAAAACTTGGTTGTTAGTGACGATCAGATCCGTGCCAAAATGGACGAGCTGGCGCAGGACGAGCTGGGCCGCGGCGGACAAGACCCAGCGGACTGGGCGCGGCGCGAGATCATGGTGGAGGAGTGGCGGATGGCCGGCACCGACTATGCTCGGCTGCGTCGCGGCGTGCCCGCGGGCGCCAACCCCGTGACGTTCGTCGAGAACATACTCGGTGCCAATGCCCGCGCACTCGGGCTGTCTGGCGTGCGCATTGACCCAGAGACCGGCAAGGCCATCACGCCCGACCAGCTTTTCAAGGAAAACCCTGTGGCGGCCGACGACCCCATCGTCAACCGCAACCTGCGCGCCTACATCAAGACCTACAACGCATGGCTCAACGACCCGTCGCAAGAGGTGCCGAGCGGTGTGAAGGTGGCGCGTGACGGCAACGTGCAGAGTTTGGCCAACAATCCCAACGTAGATTTCTACAGCATCAACCCGGACGACCCGACCGCGCCGCGGGAAAACACCTTTGGCGTGCTGGGACCGGACGGCCGTGTTGTTGAGAAGCAACCCAAGCAACGCCGCGACGAGCGCAAGGCGCGCAACTCCCAAGTCAAGAACATGGCGGGCCGCAACCTGTTGGCGCCGGGAGACGCAGCCTTTGGCCTCAAGCGCTGGGGTGATGGCCGGGTGCGCGCTGGCGGCCGCCGATTGCCACAGAGCATTATTCTGCAGAACCACTGGAAGCCGTGGCTGCCGATCATCAATATGCTCGAGGGCATGGCCGACTCCGGCGAGTCAGTGCAGGTGCGCTATTTTGCGGTCGGCAATTCGGCAGACAAAGTGAAGACCGCCAAGCTCAAGGACGTGGACGCTATCAACCGCGAGATGGTTTTCGACCAGTGGACAACCAATGCCGCCGGCGACCTGCTGGCCCAGTTCCTCGACCTCACCGCCATGCGCAACCGCGCCATGCGCGCCATCGGCGAGCGCAACCCCGCGCTTGATCCGGCCAATGGCGGCCCCGGCTACAGCTTGCAGGCCATCATGGACGACGTGAACCAATGGATGGCAGACAAGCGCGCCGGCAAGGCTGGCGAGGCGACCATTGGCCCCGACCGCAAGAACATCGTCAACGCGCTAATCAACCCCGGCACCACACTCAACCGTGGCAAGAACCCGCTCGCCGGCAGCATGGGCAAGGGCAGCGCCATCAAGACGCTAATCCTTGAGGGCATCAACGCCGTGAGCGGCACCGGTCGCAAGGGCGCCGCCATGGACTACAATTGGGCCAACGGCAACTTCATGCCCGACCAGCCGCCGCGGCCAGACGTGGACATTGACCTGCCACAGGAAAGCATGCCCCAGCAGATCCCGCGGGAGGCTCAGGGGATGCCGGATGCTCCGGCTTCTGGTAGGTCTGATGGGATGCCGGATCGCAAGTCGCTTCAGCAACGAGCAAAAGACCTTGGGCTGCCAGCAACCGGCACTACCAAGGAAATCGCGCGGATGGTTGGGATTGGCGAGAAAAGCCCCTACGAGTGGACGCGAGAAGAGTTTAACGAGATTGCTCCTCACCTTTCAGTCCACCAAGACATTCGGCCGGGATCGGACGCGCGCGCGCAGCAGATCATGGAGCGCGGATTGCAGTCTGGCATGGTGGACAGCGTTGGCGCTTGGGGCCGCAACCACACATGGGCTGGCGGCAAAATGGCCGGAGACAATGCCTACCTATTTGTCTCAAGCAAACTGAAATACCGCCCCGGCAATCTCAACCCTTGGCTGGACGAGGGCAACATTCCCATCGCCCGCATCAAGACAAAGCCCGGACAGACAGACATCTACGAGGCGTTGATTGCGTCACGGCCGCAAGCCACCCCATCAGCCGCCCCGCGCGCCCAAGCCATGCCAGACTCCCTCGAGTCCGTTCCCACCGACCAACTCCAACGCCAATACGAGGAGAACCAAGGCTACCTCGGGCTGTCCACTCTGGGCATGCGTGAGGGCCGTCCGGTGCGTGGCGGCGCCGCGCAGACCCGCGAGCTGCTCCGGCGCAACGAGGCGATCAGCGCCGAGCTGGAGCGCCGCGGCGTGCGGTCGGAAGATCCGCAGTTGCAGCGGGCGCTGCAGAGGCGTGGGCAGGCGATGCCGGATACAAGCGGCATAGACGAGACCAAGCACATCATCGCCTACCGCGGAGGACCGAGCGGAGCTGGAGACTTCCCGGGCACATTTGTGAGCACAAGCGCCGAGGCGGCTGGGCAGTATGGTGATGTGTCTGCCGTTGGAGTCCCAAGAGGTCTGAAGGTTTTGAGCATTGAGGACAGCGAGGCCATGCAACTTGCCAAGCGCTTTGCCCGCAAGCACCCGGATGAGGCTGCAGCGCTGAACAATGACGTGCTGGCTGGCGAGGAGCCGGCAGACCTCTTCATGTTCCCAACCAAGAAATGGACAGCGCTACTCAAGTCAGAGGGATACCACGCGACCCAGATGGGTGAGGACTTGTTTGTCTTTGATGGGATTAAGCTGCAGAAGCCGAAAGCCGCCCCGCGTGGGCAGGCGATGCCGGATGCTCCGGTTTCTGGTAGGGGTGATGGGATGCTTAGTGCGCCCCGCCGCTACGTTCCCATGGAGCAATTTATCAATGAGGCCGGCGACGACCTCGGTGCGGTGCTGGCCAACGCCTACGCCGATATGGACATCAACGAGGACAGGAACGCACTCGTTGGCTTCGTTGACACGCGCAACTCCATGTATCGCCAGCGCATTCCGGTGAAGGAGTTCTTCGACTGGCTGCACTCGGATGAGCCGATGCGCGGCTTAGTCTTTGATAGCGAAAACAAACCAGCCACGGCTGGTGAGGGCGCAAGCTACACGCGCGAAGGCTACGAGGCGCTGCTCAACAGGCTGCGGGACATCAGCCTTCGCAAGCCGAAGAAATAGCTCATCTGGCACGTCCAGAAAGAGACTAAGGGTCAGCTACGGCTGGCCCTTTCTTTTTGCCAGACATCCCGGAGATCCACCTCGCGGTCGAAGACGGCGTAGAAGCGGGCCGTGGTGGACGGTTCCTTATGGCCAAGCATGTGCTGCACCAAGCTGATCCGGCCGGTCTCATTGAGCACGTCGCTGCCCGCCTGCTTGCGCAACTCGTAGGCCGCCGCCCTCCGGTCTGGCAGGAACTCGCGCACCCACATATTGAAGTTGCGCTCCATGAATTTCACCCGCATGCCCTTGGTGCGCCCCGGCACCATGAAGTCCTCCGCGGCCAGCAGCTCTGGCACCATCCACGGCGGCACCGACATGACCCGCCCGCGCTTGGCGCCGGTCTTGAGCTTCAGCCCCTCACTCTCCCGCTCGACGAGCACCATCACATGCCGGTCGCCGCGGTCTTCGATCCAGCCCCTGCGGCAGTAGGCGACCTCCTTGGGCGTCATGCCCAGGTAGCGGGTCAGTAGGAACGCCCGCCGCGTGGCCCCGCCGATGGCCTTGCTGCTGGCCTCCATCCCTTCCAGCGTCTCGGGCGGGATGCGGACGAAGGTCGCGACCGGCGCCTTCATGCCCTTGGTCATGGCGGCAAACTCTTTGATGCAGTCCGGCAGCGGGAAGCCGCGCCAGTCCATGGGATTGCAGAAGACGCTGCGCGCCCCGGAGAGCACCGAGCGCATCGTGTAGGCGCTGCCTTGGTAGGTCGTGCGGTATTTGGCCGCGGTGTCCGGCGAGACTACGGTCAGCGGGTGGGCGCGCACCTGCTCGTTGTCCTCCTCGAGCACCAGCCGCAGCATGCGCAGGAGGCGATTGACATTGGTCTGCTTCGTGTCAATCTGCGCGACTTTCAAGTAATGATCGACCGCCTCGCCAACCGACTTGTGGACCGCCCGCTGGCCATGCGCCCGCAGGGCCGTCAGTCCATCCCGGTAGGCGTCGGTGATCATGCCCCTCGCCTTCTCCTTGGCCATGACCAGATCGCGCAACCCTGTCGAGATGCGGATGCGCTTGGTGGTCTGCGGGTGGCGGAACTCAAGCTGCCAGCGCGGCGAGTCGGCGGTGCGGTAGAGCTTGCCGGCGATGCCGCCCACCTTGAGGTCGTGCGTGTCCATGTGCCAGACTCTGCCACGGGAAAGTATGTCTGGCAAACTTTGACAGCATCTTTGCCAAACATTAAGTCAAACCAGATACACTCAGAACCAACCAAACACCAACCTCTACAGAGATAACCGCAGTTTTGCCAGGGTAGCACAGAGGCAGTGCAGGGGACTCATAAAGCCCCGCTTTCCTGTGTCCGATGGCCGGTTTGTCGGATAGTTTGTCAGCAGTAAGCGGCCTCCCTGCGGAGAATGTGTTGCTCAATCCCCGCAACCTCCTCGGCGAATGGCAGCACGTCGAGGTCCGCGCAGGCATGCCGCACGCAGTTGTCGCTGAGGCACTGCCGGCGCATCATGGCGAACAACTCGGGGCTGTCGAAGCGGCGACCGGCAAGGCGCAGGCCGGACCATGGGAAGGTGCCGGTGGCGAAGTAGTCGTGGCGGGTCATTGCTGGGTGAAGCGGTATTGATGCGAATAGTCGGTCCCTGCTTTCTTGGCCGGTTTCTTCTTGGGCCGGCGACTGACTGGCTCGCGGATTCCAAGTAGCTTGCGCTCCTCTGCGGTCAGCTTGGCGGCTACGGCGTTGTAGGCGTCTTCTTCTTGGAAGCGGCGCAAGATGCCCTCGCGGCGCTCACCCCACCAGTCCTTCATGTGGCTGGCCGTGAAGTTGCGGCTGAAGACTGCGTTGAGGACTTTTTCGTGCGTCAGGTTGGACGCTGCTGCGAGTTGTTTAGAAAGCGCGATTAAGGCGGTGCGCTGTGGCGTAATCTTGGCGATGATGGCTTCGATGTCATCAAAGCGCTGCTGTGCTGTTTTGGATTTCATGTGGTGTGTTTGTGTTTGGGTTGGGTGAAAGTTTCAAGGGTTAACGGCAAGCGGTTGCGGTGGTTTGGGTTGGGTGGCGGAATACCAGTGCGTGTACCCAGGGACGCGCAGCAGGACGCGGGATGGCACCCGGTAGCCGCTCGGGTAGATCATTTCCTCGAAGGCTACGCTGTCGTGCGGCACCACGGCGCGGATGATGGAGTCTTGCTTCCACTTGCCAAATTGATCGGCGACCAGCTTGACGGTGACTGGCGAGGTGCCGATGTATTCGGCGTTGAGGTAGACGAGCGCGCCGGGTGGCAGCGTGGCGACCTGCACGGTGACGACCGGCTCGGCGGTGCGGTAGCGGTCGGGCACCGGATCGGTGGCGCAGCCGGTGAGGAGCACGGCGAGGATGGCGAGCGGTCTCACTGGGCGACCTCCAAGGGTAGCGAAAGCTGCGGGTCGGCGGCTTCTTTGCGCGCAAGCTGCACCATGTGGGCGTGCGTGATGATCAGCTCGGTGAGCTTGAGCGCGGCGCCGACATCGTAGTCGTGGTCCGCGTTGAATGTGGCGGCGGACTGGGCGATGGCGTGGATGTTCATGTTAGTTGGCGGCTGAACGAATTGCTTTGGCGAGACTGTCGCAAAAAAATGTTGCGCAGTAGTCGGCGAGAGGATCGCTGTGGTCGTTAATCGGGCGGGTGCCGATGCACGTTGCTTCGTCGCTGCGGCCGTTACGGCTGAACTCGACGACGCGCCGAAGTCCCTGCTTCGACGCGGTGAAGAAACGGTCGTCTTGTGTTGCAACGGCAAACCCGTTTTTTTGCAGCTTGTTGATGGCGTTTTGGATTTTCATTGTGGTGTGCTGGCCCGCCGGATCGAACAGCGGGCTGGTTGTGACTAGTCAACGATGCTCGACCAGGTTTCGGGATCGGGAAAAGCCTCGTCGTTTTTGCCGAACATCAGATAGCGGTTGTAGGCGCCAATTTCAGAACTGTCTAAACCGTCAAACGAATACCTGCCGGCGAGGTTGTTTTCACGGACCGCGCTAATGATTATTTGGAGCGCTTGCTCATGTGTGGTGTGTTGCGCGTTCATGTTAAGCCCCAAGCTCCTTGGCCAACTGCTGATTGTATTTGCTGCACGCTTCGGACGCCTCGCGCAGTGTTTTGTAGCGACCGAGGATCTCGGTGCCGCCGATGCCGCGGACAATGACGTAGTCACTGCCGGTGTAGTTGAAGACCGCGATGCTGCTGCGGACTTTGTTGCGACGTGTGGTGTATTTCATGTGGTGTGTCGATGCTGTTGGCATCTGTAAGCACCATAGCGCATCTGTAGGCATCTGCAAGCAATATTTGCAATATTTTGCAAAATAGTTACTTCCCTCTGTAAATCAGCGGGTTACTTGAGGGCTTTTTCCAGCTTGGCGGCCATCCCGCCGACGTTGCGCAGGATCATCGACCG